GTGCGGTTACGGGGTTCACGGGTTACGCTTCAGGTGGGTTCTTCGAGTATGACTTGACCAAGGCAACTTCGTCGATGACGGAAACGCTGAATGCAAGTATGGAGAATGGCACAATCTTCTACTCACCTGAAGTAACCTTCACCATCAACAAACTGCAAGTCGCAGTACGCAATGAACTCCGTTTGCTCGCTCGTAGTAAAGTCATCGTTATCGTTCAAGACAACAACAGTCGTTACTGGTTGCTGGGTGCTATAAATGGCCTTGAGGCAACCGCTGGAACCGCTGGAAGTGGTACTGCCTTTGGCGACCGAAACGGCTACGAAATAACGCTTTCCGGAATGGAGCCTGACCCGATGTTCGTAATCGCATCAACAGTCTTTGCACCATCGACTACGCAGATACTCGGTTCGTAGTATCTTCGCATCAGGTTTTCATCATCTGAGGTTTGAGAGGGGCAGTCAGCAATGGCTGCCCTTCTTATTTTTACGGCCATGAAGATTTGTATCGTTTACAACGCCCATCCAACCGGGTGCAGTTACTATCGCCTTGAAATGCCGAACGCTTACCTTGGCGACAACTACCCGGAGTTTGATTATGTGTGCGTTGAGAATATCACGACCATCAGCGACGAGGGGTTGAAGTCCATTGACCTGTTCCTGTTTAGCAGGCTTTGGTGTCAGGGAACCATGGAGCAAGTCGAAAATGTTTACAAAGCCCTCACTCAATTCGGGGCGAAAGTCATCCTTGACTTGGACGATTATTGGGTCCTTGAGAGCGGACACATCATGTACCGCCACTATCATCAAACCAAACTCGCAGAGGTCATCCGTAAGCACATCAAATTGGCCGACTGGGTTACCTGTACCACCGAGCATCTTGCCTCTCGTATACGGCCTCTAAATGCGAATGTGAGCATTTTGCAGAATGAACCCTACGAAGCCTACCAGCAGTTCATTCCGAATCCCGAAGAAGAACCCGACAAGCACCTCGTCAAGTTCGGTTGGTTCGGAGGTGCGCAGCACGGAGAGGACATGGAACTGCTCCGTGAGGGGATGCAGAAACTACGCTGGGACGCAAACCTTGACGGCAAGTACAGGCTCTATCTTGGAGGCTGGAACGACAACAACCCTGTTTACGAAGGCTACGAGAAGATCATCAGCGACCAAGGCAACAACCCGAACTACGGACGCATTCAGGCAGCGGATATTTACTCCTACGTCGGTGGCTACAACTTCGTGAACGTAACCCTTGCACCATTGAGGGACACCAAGTTCAACAAACTGAAGTCCGAGTTGAAGGTGGTCGAGGCAGGGTGGATGAACAAGGCCATCATCGCAAGCGAAACCATCCCCTATACCGACGTAATTCGGCATGGAGAGAACGGGTTCTTGGTGCCTTACAACAAACCCAAGGACTGGTACAAGTACATCAAGCAGTTGATTCTTGACCCCGACCTTCGCAAAGGCTTGGCTGACAACCTTACACGGGACATCAAGAAGCGGTTTAATGTGGCAGAAACCGCCAAGAAGCGGGCCGAACTATACAGGCAGATTGGGCGCAAATTGTGAAATAAGGGCGGTCGGTACATTTAGGGGTAGATGCTTTACCTGAACCCTGACACGACCAACACGATAACGGTTACTTGGACCGAGCGAGCCAGCACCGGGGACCGCTACATCTTGCGACTCACGAGCATTGCCAAGAACACCACGACCGATTTCACCCTGCTGAAATCAGCAAACCTTTCTTCCTACACCAACCGCTATGACCAATTTTCGCTTGCCGTGGGGTCGCTTGAAACAGGCTCGTATAAGTATGAAGTTTACGATACCAATAGCACGGTTTCAGCAGCCCTTGCGGTGGTTGAAACGGGCTTGGCTTTTGTACAAACCGCAACGGTAGGCTTCAATACCTACTCCAATTCAATCACTTACAACACCTATCTCGCATCCAGCGTGAGGGTATTCGATTCAACCTTTGACCAATCCTTCGCATGAGCGTACAAACGAGAACGCAACTCCAAACGAGTGCTGCTACCATCACTAACGAAACCGCTGCCGGGGCGAACACCGCATCCCGTGTGGGCGGTCTATTCGACGACCTTGCTGACACCGCAACGCTTGACCGGGAAAGGGGCTTTGCGAACCTTTACATAGACACCGACACGGCCTTTACCCCGACGCAAGGGCAAAGAGTCAAGTTGACAACTGCGATGAAATCAGGCGTTTTGTCAACCTACAATTTCACAAGGACTACCAACTCGCTGACCTACACAGGCACAACGAATGCGACCCTTCGCATCGCTGCGTCCATGGTCTTGGCACAGGGCAACAACAACAACCAAATCAAGGTTTACATCGCCAAGAACGGCACACCGATAGACCAATCAATGACTGACATCACGACGAGTCATAGCAACGGCCATGCGATTTATACGGAGGCCTACGTTACGGGTGCGGTCAACGATGAGTTTACCATCTACATCAACGCAATTTCAAGCGGTGCAAGTATCACGATTTCGGCCCTTTCATTCACAGTTCATACGCTATGAGTAATAAATCTACTCAACACTTCACTCAATGGTTGGGGATAGAACATAAGGTCCCTGTAATGCTGGAGAACCGCTCCGGCAAGTACATCACCTACGGCTTTGCCAACGAATACCCCTACTACCTGCTGGACAACTATCGCAGGAGCAGCAAGCACAACGCTATCGTCAACGGCAAGGTAAACTACATCATGGGCGGAGGCTGGCAGGCAGGGGATGACTTGACTGTAGAACAACAAGCCCGGTTCATCAAGTTTTTTGATGGAATGTCAAGCACCGAGGACCTCAACGACATTACTGAGAAACTGGTCCTTGACTTGGAACTATTCAACGGCTTTGCGGTCGCAGTTACTTGGTCCAAGTTAGGAACCATCGCCAAAATGGAACACGTCCCGTTCGAGAAAATCAGGGTTGACAAGGAAGAAAAGATGTTCCAAGTCGCTGACTGGTACAACGACGACATGATGCAGTTGTTCCCGAAGGTCGGGGACATCGAGAAGATTCCCGCATTCGACCCGGAGAACCGCCTCGGTAAGCATTTGTTCTACTATCGTGTGTACGCAGCAGGCGTGAAGCACTATCCTCTCCCCGAATACATCGGAGGCAACGCTTGGATTGAGGCAGACGTGCAAGTTGCGAATTTTCACAACAACAACCTCCGCAATAACTTTTGGGGCGGTTACTTGATAAACTTCAACAACGGCATCCCGACCCCCGAAGAACAGGGCGACATCGAGCGTCAAATCAAACGCAAGTTTTCGGGAACTGACAACGCTGGTCGATTCGTTGTAACCTTCAATGACGATGCAGCCAAGGCCCCGACTTTGGAACCGCTCACTCCGAGCGACATGGATAAGCAGTTCGAAATCCTGAACAAGGCCATCCAGCAAGAGATATTCATCGCACATCGTGTAACGAATCCAGCGTTATTCGGTGTCAAAACCGAGGGCCAACTCGGAGGAAGGACTGAATTAGTCGAGGCCTACGAACTATTCAAGGCCACCTACGTCAACGACCGAGTTCGCAAGGTGGAGCGGATGATTAACTACCTCGGCTCCTTCAATGGCGTTGAGGGCATGGAACTAATCCCCGTTGAACCAATCACCGAGCGATTAAGCGAGCAAGCCCTGTTGCAGATTATGACCCAAGACGAATTGAGGGAAAAAGCAGGTTTGCAACCCTTGGAGAAACCTGCTGACGTGGTTGGACCTAATCCCCAACCCGACGAGCAACCGCAAGCCGTGGAAGCATTGCAGAGCAACGACAACATCAAGAAACTATCGGGCCGTGAGTACCAAAACCTGATGCGAATTGTCAGGCAGTATATGCAAGAAAAAATCACGTTGGAAATGGCTCGGACCATGTTGTCAGCCGGCTTCGGCTTATCGGCCGAAGAGATTGACACGATGCTGGGCGTTCAGGCCCAAGAGTTCAGCGAGCCCGATGACGATGAGGACTACGGCTGGGGCGATGAGGAGTTCAAGGTCTTGGAGGTGGTTGCAAGCAAGTTCGGATGCCATGCAGACGATTACCATGTCATGCACTCCAAGCCGATGCGGTTCGATGCCA